CGCCAGCAGAAAGAAGAGACTGCCGCCGCCGAGATTGCCAGCCTGAAGGCGGATATCGACTGGGACGGCCTTTTCGGCAATTTCGGCGGGCTGCTTGAAGAGCAGCTGCGCCCCACGCTGGTGAAGCTGCGGAAGTATGCCGCCTCCGACGAGTACCGGAATGCCGGTGCCGAGGACAAACAGGTGATCAGCGAGCTGATCGCGAAGCTGGAGGACCGGAGCGCGGGCGGTATCAACCGGAACATGTTCAAGGACGTTTCCCGTGACCTTTCTGCCTACCAGACGACGCTGCGTGAGCTGACAGAGGCCAAGGAAAGGGAGAAGGCCGCCGCTGACGCTTTGGTGGTGGCGCAGGAAAAACAGAAGAAAGCCGCTGAAAGCGGTGACCCCTCCGCCATGAAGGAAGCGGAAGAACTGGTGGCTACCGCGCAGGAAGCTTTCGACGCCGCCTCGGCGAGCGTGGCCACCCTGACAGAGGCGAACGACAAGGCGGCGCAGGACCTGCGCACGTCCAGCACGAACGCCGTTTCATCCCTTACCGGGCTTGCCGAGGGGCTCCAAAGCCTGAAGTCCGGTTCCCTTGCCGGCGTGGCCCAGGGGCTCGGCAAACTGGGCGAGGCGACGAAGAACATGGGCGGTGTGATGGGTACGGTAGGCAGTACCCTTGCCGAGACGTTTTCAAACGGCGGCATCATCGGGCAGATCATCGCGGCGGTGCTTTCCATCCTTGACGTGCTGAAGGAAGGAATCGGTACGCTGGTAAGCGGTATTCTTGATTCCGTGCTCGGTGCGGTGAACGGTATCCTGGAGAACATCCTTTCCGGTGAACTGTTCACGCAGATCGGCAGCTCACTTTTCTACGGGGTGAGGGACATCCTGGACACGGTGACCTTCGGCCTGTTCTCCTCGCACGGCAATGCCAGGGAGGTGAACGCGCTGGTGGATCGGCTGACCGAATCGAACAAGTACCTGACCACCGCCATCGAGAAGCTGACCGACGAGATGGCCAGCTCCGGCGGCGCACGTTCCACCGAGTACTACCGGAGTGCCTACGAGAAACAGCAGCAGAAAATTGAGAACGACCGCCAGATGCTCGCGGCAAAGATGGGATACCACAGTTCGCACCACTCGAACAACTACTACATCGGTAAGGCCATGGGCAGCGGTGACTGGGACACGGTTTCCGCCTACCTGGGCAAATCGGTGCGGGATACCGATTCCCTCTGGAGCCTTTCCCCCGAGGAACTGGCCCGGCTCCAGGAACTTCCCGACATCTGGGAGAAACTCCATTCGGGCAAGTACGACCAGAGCCAGTGGCTTGACGAGTACGTCTCTGACGCGAACACGCTGCTGGAACTCCAGAGGCAATGGCAGGAAGCCATCACGGACACCTCTTTCGACGGTATCCGCAGCGGCATGAAGGACCTGCTGAAGGATTTCGAGACGGACTCGAAAGACGTGATCGCGAGCGTGGACGAGTTCATGGAGAACGCCATCCTGAAATCCATCGTGAACGGCACCTATTCGGACGAGCTGAAGAAATGGCAGGAGACGTTCGCCGAGTTCATGAGCGACGGTATCCTGTCGAAGGAGGAAGCCGACACGTTGCGCACCCGGTACTCGGACATTTTCGAGCGTGCCCGTGCCAAGAAGGAGGAGATGTTTGACACTGCCGGCATCACGGAGGAGGGTAAATCCACAACGCAGACCGGCCGCGCCGGCGGCTTCTCGGCCATGTCGCAGGACCAGGGCACTAAACTGGAAGGCATGTTCACTTCGGGCCTGAACCATTGGGTAAGCATTGACGAGAAGACCGAGGACGTGGCGGGCCGCATGGCCAGCGCCGAGGGACACCTGGCTAAGATTGCGGAGAATACCGGTAAAAGCGCCGGTTTCCTCGGCGAGATAAAGGAAGATATAAAACGAATCATACGTGACGGACTAAGAATGAAATCATCATGAGCATGGAACCAATCATGGGCGGGCTGTTCCTTATCAACGGCACCGATATCTGGACGGAGTACGGCGTATTCCTGACCGAAGAGAAGCGCGGCGGGCGTGACAACCTGAAAGCCATCCTTGCCGCGAGCAAGACGAAAGCGCACACCGCCGTGGACATACGTGAGGAGAACGGGGAGAAATATTCCGACATTCTGACAGTGGCCAACGAAGCGCGCGACATCACGCTGACCTTTGCCCTGTATGCCCCGGGTAAAGGGGAGTGGCTGAAGAAATACATGTCCTTCATCTCCTTCCTGAAAACCGGCGACAAAGGCTGGCTCTCGCTGTATTTCCCGCAGCTGGAGCTGACATTTCGCGTGCATTACCTGGATTGTCCCGGCTTCACCCCGCTGACCTACCTCTGGCGGGAAGGCGTGCAGGCCGGCCGCTTCAAGGTGAAATTCCGCGAACCCGAACCAATCATTTAAACAACGTTCAAACACCATTCGAACATGCTTTTAACGGTATATGACAGTAACAGGCAGGCGAAGGCGGTCCTTTCCCCGGACGACAGCTCGACGCAGGTGAAGGCGATCCAGTCGGACAACGTGCTGACGCTCTCCTTCACCCTGTACGAGTATGTGGCGCTTGAGGTGAACGACTACGTGGATTTCGAGGGCGAGCGCTACTGGCTCCAGGAGCGTTACCTTCCGGACGAACGCAGTACGCAGGAGTGGAAATACGACGTGAAGTTCTACGGCATCGAGAGCCTGATGAAACGTTTCCTCGTCCTGAACGTGGTGGACGGCGACCCTGAGCCGGTATTTACGCTGACCGCCCCGCCACGGGAACACATGGCCCTGATTGTGAAGTCCATCAATGACGGCATGGGCGGCATCACCGATTGGAAAGTGGGGCGTGTGGAAGGTACCGAGAACGTGGTCATCGACTACGAGGGGAAGTACTGCCCTGACGCGCTGAAGGAACTTGCCGGCAAGGTGCCGGGCGCCGAGTGGTGGGTGGAAGGCCAGACTGTGAACCTTTGCCGTTGCGAACACGGTGAGGAGGTTACCCTGTCCTACGGCAAAGGGCTGACGGAGCTTTCCCGCGACAAGGCCGACGGCGCGAAGTTCTACACCCGCCTGTTTCCGATCGGCAGTTCCCGGAACATCGACCCGGAGAAATACGGCCACAGCCGCCTCCAGCTTCCCGACGGTGCCAAATATGTGGATGTGGACACGGACAAGTACGGCATCCACCACCACTACGAGAAGGACGCCTTCGCGGATATCTATCCCCGCCGCGTGGGTACCGTGACCTCTGTACGCAGCGCGCAGGTGACGGATGAGGACGGCAACCCTTTTGTGATCTGGTATTTCCGGGATGACACGCTGAACTTCGATCCCAACGCTTACGAACTTGCCGGCAAGGTGAAACGTGTCTCCTTCCAGGAAGGTGGCGAACTTGCCGGTCTTGGCGAGGAAGAGGACGGCACCTACTATTTCGAGGTGAACTTCGACAGTGACACCCGCGAGTTCGAGATCATCACCATCTGGCCGTATGATGACGACACGCAGCTTCCCGGTGACCGCCTTGTCCCGAAAGCGGGTGACAGGTATATCCTCTGGAATATCCGCATGCCTGACGAATACTACGCGCTTGCCGAGGAGGAATACCTGACGGCGGTGAACAGGTACAATGCGGAGAACGCCGTCGACGTTTCCGTGTACAAGGGCCCGACGGACCACGTGTATGTCGAGCGTAACGGGATAGACCTTTACCCGGGCCGCCGCGTCCGGTTGGAAAGCACGGAGTATTTCCCGGAAACGGGTTATCGCTTGAGTCGTATCACGAAAATCACGCGGAAGGTGGCGCTCCCCTCACAGGTGGATCTTGAAATCGGTGACGCGCTTTCCACCGGCGTGATGGAAAGCCTGAAGGGGAGTATCGAGGAGGTGAGGAATTATACCAGAACGGCCGGCGCGAACCTTCCCGACATCATAAGGAGCTGGGATAACACGCTTCCCACCGACAACAACCTTTTCTCGGCCAGAAGAAGCCAGGCGGAGTTCATCAGCAAGAAGAAGGCCGACCGCGCGAAAAAGAAAATCACCTTCGAGGAGGGCGTCGGCATCGGTCCGGAGGAGAACGGCCACATCGACGGCAAGGGCAACGCCGAATTGCTGACCCTTGTTGTGCGTGAGCTTCTTCGCAGCCCGAAATTCGTGGACGGCCTTTTGGGTGAGGGCTGGCGGTTGTGGATGGAGGACGCCCTTTCGCACCTTACCATCGACAAGCTGACGGTGCGCCAGGTCATGGTGGTGCTGGAACTGCTTATCGAGAAGGTTCGCAGCGTGGGCGGCCAGCTCTGTGTGTCCGCCGCCAATGGCAAGATAAAGACCGCCGTTCTGGAGGACGGCTTTTATAAAATCACCTTCGAGCAGGCGAATACCTTCCGGGCGCATGACCTGATGCGCTGCGCCACGTTTACCGGCGGGAACCTGAAAGGCTACTGGGTGGAGGTTGCCGGCGTGGAGGGTGATTCCATCCTCGTGGGCGTGGATGAGTTCGGAACTTCCCTTCCTGCCCCCGGTGACGAATGTGTGCTGATGGGTAATACGGAAAACCCGTTGCGCCAGAACCTGATCCTGATATCCGCCACCGAGGACGGGCAGCCCC